CTAATCCTGTTCCAACAGCTTGACCTAATGGACTAGGTTGTGGTGCAGATGTTTGAGATAGTCTTGCTTGAGATGCTGATGGTATACCTGATTGAATGTCAGATACAAATGCAACTCTTTGATATGGTTCTTGAATATTTTGAACGGCTGTTTGTCTAGCTGCTTCTAATTTACCCTGCTCAATACCTCTTTCAACACCTCCTAAACCAGCTAACCCTGAGAGCTGACTCTCTCTTTGTGCTAAAGCTTGTTGAGCTAAACCGGTTTGACCTTGCGCTGCAGCTAATGCAGTTTGAGCTTCTAAACCTCTTTGTGTTTGCAATTCACCTAGGGCCGATTGAAAACCTTGACCATAAATTGAACCTAAGGTATCTGATTTTTGTCTTTGTAATTCTGCTATACCAACACCCTCTCTACCGCCACCAAAATTACCGCTTGAAATAGCTTGTTGTGCAAGTTGATTTTCACGTTTTAAATAATCATCCGAAACCTGATTAACAACATTTTGAATAAAAGGGTTCATAGCTTGTTGAACATCAGTAGCTGTAAATGTTCTACCTGCTGCTGTTTGTGCATCACTTAATGCTGTATCAGCTGCAGTCATTTGAGCACCTCCAGCAGGTCCTGATCTAGCCAGTGCCAAAGCATCTTGTTCTGCTTGAGACATACCAGCGACTTGAAAAGCTGGTGGAGTAGTTTTAGTTCTAGCTAACTCAATAGCAGAATCCATTAAGCCTAATCTTCTAGCTTCAATCTCTGGTGCTTCTCTTATTGTTTGAACGTTAGTAGTATCCGCTGGTACGTTACCACCTCCGCCTCCGCCACCTGAACTCATTTTTTATCTCCTATAAATTTATCTAATTGAATATGTGATCTTACATATCCTTTTGTTTTTAAAAATCTTTCCCAACCTGGTCGTGCATAAAATTCCATCTTACTTACTCCTTGTGTCTTTGCCCATTCTTCCATCGGTTCTAAAAACTTTACCCATAATTCCATTTTCTCCCCTGTAAGTATTCGGAAATTCATTGTCCGATACTTAGGATACTGTTTTAATTCTGTTACTCCAACTGCGTAAACTTTTTGATCTTTTTCAGACCAAGCCACCCACAATTGCATCAGATTTTTTTTAATCTGACTTTTAACATGTTCGTGGTCAGCGTATCCACCTGACCTCTCAAGAGCTTGTTGAATGTAGTCTTGAACAAAAATCCAAACTTTATCAACTTCTTCATCTTTCCATATACGTAACAAATCCATTAAGACATTCGTTTTGCTAATTTGTCAAAATCTGCCATCTGTTTATAGAAAAATCTAGCACCAAGCTCCCTTTGTTGTTTTTTATCTTTTGGATCTGCACCTAAAGCAATTCCTGCACCTCGTACAGCTTTTGATTTAGTTACAAATTCACCGTCAGCTAATTGAGCTAACATTGTATCTTTTTCTTCATTACCTTTACCAGCTGCATCTACAACTAGTTTACCTGAAGTTCTTTTATAATTTTTTGTATCATTTTCGTCAGTATTAGTTTTACTTGGTAATCTGTCCACTAAAGATCCTTCTTTTGCAAATAACATTCCTGGCATTACTGGTGGTCTAGTTATTCTACTTGTTGGTGGAGGAATTACATCTTCCTCTTCAGCTGTTGTTTCTTCAATAGATTGCATAGGCATGTTAGATGCTCTTCCACCCATAGCAAGTTTTGCTATACCACCTTCAGCTGCCCCAAATTGCATTTTAAAAATTTTATATGTATTAAAGTCCATTGCATCTTCACCAGCAGCTTCTTTTTCTGCTTTGTATTTTTCATATTCTTCTTTTAAAGAATCAGGCGCTACAGCTCCTCCCTCATCAAGGTTCATAATACCTCCAGATTTTAAACCACTATAAGGTTTGTCTGGATATTGTGAATAATCAACTTCCATATTTGGATCATCATAAGGCATAAACTGACCTGGATTTTGTGCATAGAATAAATTGTAGCCTGGGTATTTTGGTTCTTTTGGTGGCACAGGATCAAATGCTCCTAATCCATAAGCAATACCTGCTGCACCTGCAGCACCTAAACCTACTTTTAAAGGGTCCATTTGTGCAGATGTAATTGGGACATTTCTTACGTTACCTTTTAAATCTCTTACTGTTTGCATTGCAGCACCACGCTCTCCTACTACAGGTTGTTCAGATTTAAATATCCCAGCCGTCTTATCAAATATACCCATCAACCCATCTCTAGATTTTGGCGTAACAGAGATAGAATCTTGACCTTGCGGAAGAACTCTTAAAGCTTCCAAAGCTATTCTATCTGCACCTTTTATGTCGTCTGGAATTGTTGCCTGACTAACATCGGATATATTCATAGCAAGTTCAGGCTTCACATTAGGTTGTTTATTAAAACCACCTGTCAACTGCATTGTTAATGCTTGTGTAGTTGTATCCTTAAATGAATCTTTAAATAAATTTGAGCCTCTTTTGCCGCCTAATGCGTTAATACCCACATTGGCTGCATACATCATTGCTAGTGTTGCTGGATCCATATTTCTCCTGTTTTAAATACGTATTTATTCCAATTTACTTAATTTTTTCCCCTTCGTCAATAAACCTACCCTTATAACTATAGTCTCCGTGGTGAGATATGTATGCGTCTACATTAGCATATATCTTACCTCCAATGTCAGTCCACCTTTTACAAAAAGCAAAATCTTCCCCCATAAAAGTTCCTTTTTCTCGATTAAATTCTGTGTCCCAAAAGTTATAAAATTGGTCTGTTTTACGCATTTGTTGGTTTAACATGGTTTGTTGTCTTATTCTTAAATGAGGATATTCTTTTGCCATCTTCTCAAATACCTGTCTTTTAATTAACATAAATCCAGCAGGGCCTCTTTTGATTTCTGTTATTCCCTCTTTACAATCAATGTTTTCAGGATCTACAAATGCCATGGGATAATAATAACCACACTTACTTATGTGCCTACCTGACTTTTCACTTATGTTTTTTGCTTTATCCCAGTCTATAACTTTCATTGGGTAAGGTGTTAAAACTATGTCTTTATCAGCTTCAAGCATTGTAAGAATTGACGTTTCATCAAATTCTATATCAGTGTCTACAAATAACATATGAGTGCACTCTGACTTTAAAAAAGCAGCTGTGCATAAATTTCTTCCCTGTGTTACGATTGAAGATTGTATTAAATGAAATGTAACAGGGATTTTATGCCTTTGTAATAAAGCCTGTAATTCTAATGTTGCTCTCATGTAATGTATGTCTACTCCACCATGACAAGGAGATGTGAAAAACAATTTTATTGGATGTTCTTTTTTCTTATCCCACTCTAATACATCATTACCTTTATCGGTGTTTTGTCCAAATATATTTTTTTCATTGATAATACTTCTTTCATCTATTTTGATTGTCATGCATATCCCTTCATGTTTAATAGTTGATCAAATAAACTTGTCCACTCTTTTGCTCTCATGTCCCAATTATAAAAAGTTCTGTAGTATTTCATTTGATCTTTCAATCTTTCGTGTAGAACAGGCTCATGATAATTGTCTGCTACAAATTCTATTATTACTTTAAATTTTTTAGCTAGAGTATACATATCAGTTTCATAATTGACGTAATGAGCGTACTCAGTGCAAGTTTCAAACAAAGCACCAAAATTAGTTACAACTGCCATATTACCTGCTGCCATTGCTTCGATTGCAGATATACAACAAGTTTCTTCCCAAATAGATGGATATGCAAAAATCTGTGTCTTTTGCATTGCTTGTATTATTTCATTGTTTGGTTTGTATCCTATGTGATTTACATTTTGTAAACTTTCCATTTTATCATACATAGGTTTAAATTGTTTATCGTTCTGAAGCTCAAACTCACTACCGTATATTTTTGTAGAACTGTAAACATCTAATGTAATGTCATCTCTTTTTATTAATTCCATGGCACCCAGTAAAACATTTAAACCACGCCAAGGAGTAGAAGTATGAATTAATTTTATTGGGTCACCTTTTTTAAATTTAGGTCTTTCAATCCACTCTGTATCAGGTAATGCATTTTTAATTACACAACATTTATGTGTAGGTAATCCAAAAGCATATCTAAATTTTTCGTAGCACCAATGAGTATTAAATACATACCAATCATATTTTCTATGATTTTCTTTTTGTCTGAACCAAGGTGCTATATTTGGTTGGTCATAAGAATTTTTCATCCATAAAATACTTATTTTATCAGGATCAATTGGTTCTTTTTCTGGAACAGATGTTGTTATCTGAATTTTTTTAAAATAACTAGGATCTATTCTTTTTGCAAGTTCTGCAAATTGTATTTCTGTACCGCCAGCTGCTTTCATTTTAAAGGTTCTTCCCCAACCACATCGAATCCTTTAGGGATAATAATTTTGACATCCCTTTTTATATCTTTTGGGTCAGGATTTTCAAGCTTTACTTCCTCTTCGTTTTTATAAATTTTACCTGTTTTCAAATTTGTAATTGTTGTTTCAGCCTCACATTTAATGATTGGCACTTTCTCTCCATTAATAATTGTATATTTTGTCATTAAGTTCTATCTTGTTCTAGTATGGCTACTGTTCCTGTGATTACACTGGTATGACTTGATTTTATTTTTAATATATCATTTTCTTCAAATACTTTAACACCCGTAATTAAATCAGATGAAGTGCCAGTTCCTAAAGTCCTTTTAGAAAAATCAAAATCAGCAGAAGCAGAATTGTCTCTTATCGAAGCTGTAACACTAACTGTTCCTGAACTTGAATTCATTACTTGAACACTTTTAATCATAGCAACTGTTTCAGCAGGACAAGTATAAACCGATACCGGATTTGTTGTAGTTAAATTAAATTGTCTATTTACAAATTTATTTGCCATTATCTTCCTTGTCGATTGTATTTCTTATACATCCGTTTTTCACTTTTGTTAAGGTTTTTTTTATGTCTTCTTGGCCTCTTTTTAGGTTTTGCTCTTTCATACCACGCAGTTCCAAATTGACTTTTTTTCTTCTTAGCCATTAATCATTTAAAAAGTAAGATATTGCTTCTGACTCCTCTTTTATATCCTGTGGGTAAGTTGAATTAAGTGTTTGTATAATATTGTTAATATCTCTACCAAATTGGTTTAAGTTTGATGGTTGATATTCTGGTGTTGCCTGTGAAACTATTTCATTAATTTTTGCCATTACCTTCTACCTCCTATTTGCACGTCTGCTCTAAATGTACCAAATCTCCAAGTTTGACCTGTGCCTGTATTAGCTATTTTAAATGATGCAGCCCTCCCTCTTGATCTACAAAATACTTGTTTTGTACTTGTTGTAACTGTAAACGGTCCTGTTATTAAAGGTCCAGATGCTGATGAAGATCTTGTGTCAGAAGGAAAGTCTCTTAAAAAAATAGTTACCTGAGCATTACCAACTTGATTTTTAAAGTCAGGAATAAACCTTGCTATTCTCATCATAAATTCACCATCTCCTCCTTGGTCAATATCAAAATCACCAGATTCAATTTGAGCAGGTATTGCTGTTGTTGTGCCATCAGCTAAAACTTGATCGTTTCCTGTTTCGTGTTCGTAGTAAGTAGTAGCACCATTAGATATTCCAGGTATCTCTCCCTGTGACGGTGCTTCAGAAGCATTGTATGAAGTTGCAAGAGGTTTACCAAATACACCTTGATCAACCCAAGTAGTTCTTTTTAATAAAGATCCATCATTAGTTGTCCAAACTCCACCAGGTATATTTTGAGAATCTCTTGTGTTATAAGTTACAGATCTATCTACTGATGTAGATCCTGCTGTAGGATAAAACCAAGTTATTTCATTAAATTTATCATTTACACCTGCATGTACAATTAATTCAGCATCATTGTTCAAATCACCAAAAACATAATCCTCAACTAAACACGGAAGTTTTTTTACAGATGCACCATCAAAGTAAAAAAAACTATCTTCTGACATCCAGTATATAATTCCATCTACTTCTATCGCTGCATGTTGTGAAATCAATCCACAGTTTGTACCAACTTGTTCAAAACCAAATGTAAATGGAGCACCAATAAATCTCATGGTAAATAAAGCTGTATCTGTCCAAATATAGTTACCATTTCTTCCAACTAATGCACCCATAATTCTCGAACCATCAGCAAGCCTTTGTGTACCTGCGGTGTTGGTTGCTGTTGGTGTATAAACATTTATATCTTCTTGATCAGAGAATCTTAAAAACATATCGTCCTGAGTGCTTGTAGTTCCTATGGTTGTTTCAGTGCCAAAGAAACATAAGTGTCTGTCAGGCGTAGAAACAATCATATCTCTAGATGCTGTTGGTGCACCGGTTACAAGTACAGCTCTGTTAGGATTAGATAAAGCACCCGCTGATGATGGATCCCATTCCACACAAACACTATTGAAAATTAATGCAATTAATTTTTGACCAAAATTAGTTAGTCTCCATTGACCTGGATCAAGTATTACTCCTGCAGCTGTAGCAGATCCCCAACCTGTATAACTTGTTGCATCTTGCACTGTTGAACCATTTGCGTGTGTTACATCTGATGTTCCGCCTTGACCTCTAGATATTCCTGATATCGTATTCGTTGCTGTATTGTTAGATGTATATGTAACTATTTCTGCTGTAGCTCCTGATCCTATAAGCAAAGTTCCTGTTGCTGGCATAGTAGCTGATGATGTCAAAACAACTGATGTTGCTCCTGCAGCAAATGTTCCTGAGTTGTTTATTGTTGTAGTTGATGTTGTGGTTGTACCACCCCATTGACCTGTAGCCCAACCAAATCCAGGTAATTGAAATCTTGGTCCTACTACAAAGTAAGCGTCCAAAGTCGCAGTTCCGGTAGTCGTGAATGCACTTCCAGATTCATTTTTTGACATTGTTATTGTAAAAGTAGTAGTTGTAGGAACTGTTTTTACTTCAAATGTTTTTGTAAAATCAGCAGCAGTAAATCCTGAAGAACCAGGAATTAAACTTACAGATGAAAAAACTATTAAATCTCCCTCAGCTAAACCATGTCCTGTCCCTGTGCTTACTGTGACTGTAGGTGAACCATTTGTTGTTGTAAAACAATTAGTCATTCCTGCCTTTTGTTTTGAAGCATCTAATGGGTGGATATCGTAAAAAGTACCTTCATAGTAAATATATAAAACTTTATCTGTACCAATGGCTGCATATCTATTACCTGATAAGTCAAACCAAGTGTGTTGATCCCTAGCCACACCTACAAGACTTGTTGCACCTTTTTGTGACCAACCGCCTATCTTTTCAGGTAAGCCATATCTAAACCTTACGTACTGGCCCCCGGTCCATCGTCCTTCAGCTCCGGTTTCAGTAATTTGTTTATCAAATCCAGGTATTAATTGTACTTTACGTAATGCCATAATATTAAGTATAAACCAAAAAAGTCTTCATATAAACCCTATCCTAGCTTTGGTAACCCAAGCATTGGTCTTTTATCAAATTTATTTGTGTCAGCAAATGGTCCATTTAAATGATTATAATGAAGAAAAACTTGGCCACAGACTTGTCCTTCAAAAGGTTTTCTCCAATGCTCAAGATCACATCCGCTGTAAACTAACATATCTCCAACATCTAATAATACCTCTGTTCCTAGTGGGGCATTAGGTTTATGTATATTTTTATATTCATCTATTACTGTATCAGCTCCTGTCCCATCAATAAATATCGGCCATGGATCTCCACCAAGATTTAATGTAGTAGATATCTCACATGAAGGTCTATCTTTATGTCTTTTTAATTCATCTCCATTTTTGTAAAGTCTTGCATAAGAATAAGTTGGTATTAAATCTAACCCTGTATGCTGTTTCATTACTGGTAACATTTTTACCAATAAAGTTTCCATCACAGGATCTGCGTAATGTGAATAAGTATTAGGTACTTGTTTATCCGTCCACGTACCCATCATTCCATTATCATGTACAATATTATGTTTATACAAAAATGAAACCGCATCTCTTTTAAGTAAAAAATAATTAAAAATAAAATTTGAAATATCGTACGATAATGCGTTTTTAATTACTTGATATTTATTGAAAGCCATGTTGTATAAAATTAAAACTTACTGATATCCTTATATCATTTGATTTATTAGGTTCAACATTATGCCAAAGATAAAATGGAAATATTATAATTCTACCTTCTACAGGTTCTAAATGACACTCTCTCCATAAGGGTTTTGGTGGTTGACCTTTTTTTCTTACGGGCATATTTAATTGCACGCCTGGTCTAGGATCATTACAAACTAGATTACCAGAATTTTTTAATGCCTTTATGTAATATACTCCACTAAACAGACTATTGGGATGTATGTGTGGAGCATTATATCCACCCGGAGGATTTATATTAGCCCACATATTACCTAACATTGGTTCTCTATCTAACCATTCTTCTTTCCATATATCATTCATCATTATAAATAATTCATTTACTAAAGGTTGAAACACAGGAATTTTGTGCATTTCAGTTGTAGAGTGCCAACCATTACGGTTTGTTTTTTTAACACCAGGATCTCGTTTAGACCACTCAACTATCTCATTAGCAAATAGTTGGTTATCTAACTTTACATCTTTACCATATATAGTTGTTGGGAAAAACTGTTCTTTAATCATCTAAATGGTTTGCCCCCAAACCAAACAACAAGAGATTGTCTCACACCTTTTGTTACTGGCTGTACCCTATGATTTAAAAAAGATGCAAATACAATTGCATGTCCCTGTTTTAATTCTCCAAACTTACCTGGTGACATTAATTCCAAATGTCCACCTTCAAACTCTGATGGATCATTTAAAAGTAAAGTCATTGATATCTTTCTAACTGGTGGTTCGTGAGCCATGTTTACATCACAATCCATATGCCAATCATAAAAACCTCCCTCAGGATATTCTGTAAATTGCGCATTTTCTGAAACTTGTATGTCACCGAAACCAAAATGATTTTCATTACATTTTTGTATAAAGTTATTTAGATCGCGGTACATATGACCCATTTCTTTGAATGGTATCCAGCTTATTGTAGTAACTCTTTTTTTTGTATCTAATCCACCTTCAGGTTTGTTCATTCCTACTTGTGCTTTTTGCGGTGGTTGTCTTCTTCCACACTCAATAATTTGTCTACATTGATCAGGAGTAAATAATGGTGTTGTAGTTTGCACTATCCAACTTTTCCATTTAGGTTCTGTAATTTGTCTATTTTCGTACACTTTCTAATACCTTGTCATACATAGTTTCTAAAAATTCTGGTTTTTTTACAGGGTGATTTTCCCAACAAAAAACATTTAATAATTGAAAAAATTTTGTTTCATCATTATTTTTACCAACATAACATAATGTGGATTGATATTTATTTTTAAAATATTCATGTCTATGCGCACCACTTCTAATGTGTATACCATCAGCATCTAAAACAATAGGACACAATAATCCATTTTTTTCAAAGTCTGGATTTATTTTTTTAACAAACTTATCAACTGTTGGAAAATGAGTTTTCATATCTTTAAATTTAACTTCCTTTAATTTATTTTTAAATATTTGGTAATGAGGTTCTAACATTAAGTTACTCCTCTATTTATAATTGGATCATAAGATACATCCATGTTTGCAGCCAAAGTTCTTCTCCATCCTGGTCCATTAAATGGGTAAACACAATGTCTCATATCATATGGAAATATAAAAAAATCTCTTTCTTTTATTTGTGGTTGATAATCTACATTTGCAAACTGCCCAGATGCTGAACCAAGTATTTGTAATTTTCCATTTTGCGGTGCATCTGGTGAAGAATATTCTATACCAAAACTTTGTGGTAATTTTAAAATCATAACACTAGATAAACCTGTGAACATTGATCCTTGATGTACATGCACTGGATTATACTCATGCTCAAACATTGTATTAACCCAAACAGAATTTAAATGCATTTCGTATCTTTTAATTTTGTTCCATTCTAAATAATGGTTAAATTTTTCTTGAAACCATTTAATTACATTTGAGGATAGATGATTATGTCTAGTCATCTTTTCACTATTTTTACCATTATAAAATAAACTATGTTCTTTTTCTATTTTACCAACTAATTGTTTATTAGCAGGTTTTAGTATAGGATATTTTGATTCGTAAATATTGTTAATTATATTATATATATCTAAAGGAACCTCATATCTCAAAACTGATTGTCCTAAAAAAGCAATGCTAAAATTATTTTGGTTTTGCATTGAGGTCATGAGTTAGTTGATCTTTTTTATTGTAAATCATTTCTCCAGATTTTTTAACTCTCTCAATTGTTTTTAATTGACCTAACACATTGAATATTTCTGGTTGTGAAGAGCCAGAAGATAGTGTCTCTGCTTTGTTTTTCATAATGTGATGATAAGATTCTAATTGGTGTGTATTAACATCTTTAGTATCGAATGTGCCATCATCAAACTCCTTCTTTAGTGTAGACCAAAGTTTGATTTCCCTCATTCTATCTTTTGCAACTAATTGCATATTAGCAAGACCATATCGTTCTTCATCTAAATCTATTTTATATTTTTCTAATTTATATTCGTCTTTTTCTGTTTCTAACTTTTTTTCTAACCATTTAATTTTTGCCTCTTTACGTCTACAATCAAATGATAGACTCATTAAGTTTTCTAAAAATACGTTTTGTTCTCTAACACACTGCCAATACTTTGCAGCTTTTGTTGGATACTTCATATCTTGAAGAACAGACATTCTCATTTCTGTTTCAGTTCTGAATACTTGTTTTTTTGTCCATGTGTCCCTAAGTTCGGCTGTCATAGCCTTAAACTCTTTTACATCATTTGGGTCTAATAGATTATTTAAACTTGGTGCTTCTTTTTCAATTAAAGCATGAATATTTCTTTTTTCTGACATTTTTAATAAATTAACTTTTTAGTTATTAAAGTCAAGTTTAACTTGAGGCTAAACTTTTTGCTGTAACTGTTTCAACATCACCTGTAAATTCTTCAACTGTAGATACATTAGGTGTTCCGTTTGGAGTACCAGCTATTGCAAATGTTGATGTAGCTGGGCCTTGACTAGTAGGTCCTACACCGTATCTAGCAGTTGCCATTGATGGTCTTGTGCTATATGCAGTTCCATCATAACCCTCTGTTGCTCCCGTAGAAGGGCCTGGAGTTAAACCAGAAAAAACAAGAGAAGCTGTTTGTGGACCAGAAGCAGCTAAATAATATCTTGAAGTAACTAAACTACCTCCAGATGTCCAATTAGTACCATCATATTCTATTGTTGTTCCAGGTATACCTCCCGTAACAAGACCCGCTGTTAAAATTCCTGTTCCAACTAGTGCTGTTTGAGATGTAGGCATATTAGTCCCATTTGTCCAATTAGTGCCATCAAATTCTTCTGTAGCATTTGATAAAGTTGTTGTATATCCTCCAGCTGCTACTGCAGCATCCTGTACTCCAAACCCTGCTAAAGCTCTTCGTTCTGTAGTCATATTATTTACTTCAGTCCAAGATGTTCCATCATATTTTTCCGTGTCTGTTGTATTTCTTGGAGACGCAGGTAAAACGTCACCACCAAAAGCTAATGAAGATGTTTGTGATCCACATCCACCAAGTGCAGATCTTGCTGTATTTAAATTATTTCCTTCTGACCATGATGAGCCATTCCATTCTTCTGAATTATTTACCTTTGCAGGGTTAGATGTTTGACCACCAAAAGCTAATCCAGCTGAGGTTGTACCTGAACCAGATAAAAGGTGTCTAGCTGTATTTATAGAAGTACTACTTGCCCACGCTGCTGGAGTAATTGTATTAATTGACTGATTAAATTCGTTAGCTGTTGCAACTGGTCCTGGAGCCGCTCCACCTGCAGCTGTAGCTGCTGTTGAAGTTGCTGGTCCAGATGAACCTTGAGGAGCATTTGTTCCTGTTGGATAATTACCTACTTCTGTCCAAGATGTACCATTCCATTGTTCTGTTTTAACACTATCAGTAGGACCTGATTGTCGTCCAGCCCATCCTAATGCAGCAGTTTGTGTTCCCCCTCCTGCAAAGTCTGTACGACCTGTATTAAGGTTTGCTAAAGTTGTCCAAGAACTTCCATCCCACGATTCTGTAGCTGTAGAACCAGAACCAAAACCAGGATCTCCACCAAAAAGTAAACCTGCTGAGGTTGTTCCTCCACCCTGAGCTGCAAATCTTGCTGTAGATAAAGCTGTTCCGCTAGTCCACGTCGAACCATTATAAACATCTACTGTTGTTGTAGCTGGTCCTGTGCCACCACCACAAGCGTACGCTGCTGTTTGAATTCCAAACACACCCATTCCATGTCCTTGTCTGGGAACGTTTCCAGTTTCAGTCCACGATGAACCATTATATTCTTCTGTTTTATTACCTGTAGGATCAGGAAAACCACCTACACAAAGTGCAGCTGTCGCTGTTCCTGTGCCTCCTGTACTTCTTCTTCCTGTGTTTATGCTTCCTTCAGCTAGCCAACCACTACCGTTGTATTCATATGAAGTATTTTGAAGAGTGGTTGAATCATATAATCCTGCAAATACTAATGTAGAATCTTGTTCTCCAGCTCCACTTCCATAATATTTTCCTGTTGGTAAAGAACTTGTTGACGACCAAGCAGTGAAAGCTACAACAGATTTTAAATTTCCTTCAGTTGAGTTATACCAAACCTGTCCTTCGTACGTCGAATTCAAAGTTGGATCCGAGGAAAGTTCTTTTATTCTTTTACCATGTATCTCATCGTAAGTTGCCATTTAGAATATCCTTATGGCAATATTACATCTGCTGGTCTTATATTAGTTGGATCAGCTTTGTCTTCATCAGACTGAGCATCCCAAGCTGCTTGTGCCGCTTGTACTTCAGCGTCAACTAAAGCTTGTGCTTCTGCTTTTGTCTTTTCACGAGCACCCTTTTCAGCTAACCACATAGCGCCATCGACGTTGTTACCAACCATCCAGACGTTTGCAGGATAACCTCTAAGGAAGAATTTTCTTCTGTCATCTGCAGTAAAAAATCCTTTGCCAGTGTTTTCAGCTACTCCGTAAATAAAGTGTGCCATAGTTCCTCCTTTTATTGTTTATATATCATAGTTTAACTCTGAGTTAAAGTCTCTACGTTTAATGTTTCAATTTCCGCATTAAATTCTTCTGTTGCATTAGAGTTTGAAGCACTAGGAAGATATCCACCATAAATAACTCCAGCCGAAGTAGGTTGTTGACTACTACCCCCTAATAAACTTCTTGCTGTAGTATTGGATGGACTTGTAGCCCAAGTGGTCCCATCATATCTTATACTATTCGTCAAATAACCTGCTGGATTTTGACCAGAGGCAATAATATAATCTGTTTGTGCAGTTCCAATAGTAGCTCCGCTGTATCTTACTCCTGGTAAATTATTTACTTCACTCCAGGAAGTACCATTGTATTCTTCAACGTTTGATGTTGCTGGATTATCTGCACCTGCCATTACAGCAGCCGTTTGTGTTCCTGTTCCTATGGCATTCCATCTTCCATCATTTAATGTACCAGGTTGGGTAGTCCAAGCAGTCCCGTTATAGTCTTCTGTTGCTGTTGTTCCACCATTACCTCCAAATATAATACCAGCTGTCAAAGTTCCTCCATTTTGAGCGCCTAATTGTTGTCTTGCAGTATTAACATTTCCTCCAGCTGACCAGCCCTCACCATCATACTCTTCGGTAGACGCTGTTCTTCCTCCTCCTGGAGAATTGTTTCCTGAAGCATACCATGATGCAGTTTGAGTTCCAGCCATACCACCTGCAAAAACTGCAACTGGTTTTGTTGCGCTGTTTGTCCAAGTGCTTCCATCATAATTTTCTGTTGCACCTGTTCTCACGGTGCTATAACCACCTGCTGCAACAGCAGCTGTCTGAAGACCTGTTCCAACGATATCATATCTTGCAGTATTTAAATTACCACCAGATGAAAACGCAGCAGCTGTGATTACGTTTGCCGATCTATTATACTCTTCTGTTCCTGCAGGACTTTGATTTCCAGGGGGAGCTACCGCAGTATCTGTTGTAGTTGCTCCTTTAGCCATTGTGTTTCTTGCAGTCGCTAGACTTGCAACACTTGAAAAACTAGTTCCATTCCATTCTAAACAAGTACTAAATGTTGGAGGACCCTCTCCTCCAATGGTCATAGCTAATGTTTGAACCCCTGCTCCACCTGCATAACCTCTGACTCCTGGTAAATTTGTTAAAGCTGTCCAACTTGTGCCGTCATAACTTTGATTGTCATCTTGATATCCACCAGGATATTTTACTCCTCCCATACTTAACGCTGCTGTTTGTGTTCCAACCGCTGTAGCAGAATACACTCCTGAAGCCATAGTGCCTCCTGCTGTCCAAGAGCCACCTGATCTTTCATAAGAAGTAGTTAAACCATTATTTCCACCGAAAAAAAATGCAGCTGCTGCTGGTCCGCACATTCCTGCCTCAATTGTAGCAGTGGGTATTGCAGTTCCAGAAGTCCAACTTGAACCATTCCAATCATATACATCGGTTGTCTTACTAGGATAACCCCCTCCTGCTTGAACATATTCTTCCGAGTCTGAACCTGTTCCGACAGCATAACCACGGGGAGCAGGAACGTTTGTTTGAGATGTCCAACCAGTTCCGTTGTAAGATTCAGCTAATGATGCATCAGCTGGGTTAGCTCCATTTTTACCAGATATTATTGAACTAGTTCTTATTCCTCCACCAGCCATTGTGCCTCTTGGAGTCAGCATAGGTGCGCTACTTACCCATGCTTCTGATTGTGGTACTGTTTGAAATGCGGAAGTTGTTTTGTTAAACCACATTTGAGATTGAACACTACTTTGCGTAGGAGTGTTCGCTCTGCCTCCCATACCTGAGTGGCTTGAACAATAATAAAATAAATTAGGTGCTCCAGTTGCTACAACAATAGTTGTGATATTATTTGCGACGGAAACACCGGTCGTATATTCACTTCCAGAATTATGTGTGCCATCGTTTGTTGTAGAAAACCTAAACGGGTGTGAAGATGCAGCGCTATAATCAAAATTATAAGTAATTCCTTCATATAATCTAAGTTGTTTTTGTTGAACACCGTCTATAAAATATTTATTTCCACCATCAGATGATGCCACTGTAACTGTATATGTAATACTTTTTGTGGGATCATTATCAAATGATTCAACTCTTTTTCCTATTAATTCACTATATGTTGTCATAATTAACTCGTTGTAAAACTTTCTATATTAACAGCTGTTGATTCTCCTTCAAATTCTTCTGTATTATTAACTAAAGTTGAAGTCTCACCTCCGGCTATAAAAGCTGCAGTGCTTGTTCCATTTCCTCCTACCATGGCTCTGGCTGTTGAACCACTAGGTTGTGTAAACCATGATGTCCCATTCCATCCTTGAGCAGTTGCAACTACAGAAGATGAATTTCTTCCAAAAGAAACTATACATGCACTAGGTGTTCCCGCTGCGGCTGCTGCTCCTTTATCTGCAGTAATTAAAGCTGTTCCGTTTGACCAATTAGTTCCATCATAATCTTCTACATTTGTAACTTGTCCTGACCCGCTTGTTTCTCCACCAATTAGTTTTGCATTAGGTATTTCACCAACTTGAGAAATACTTCTTCTTGCTGTGTTGATTGAATTACCGCTAGTCCATGACGTACCATCATATTCTTCTGATGCTGTTGAATTTCCTGATCCTGTATAACCACCAGCTTTGACTGCAGATGTTTGAGTTCCACTTCCTCCAGCCAAAGAAACTGAAGTGTTACAGTTGTTACCTTCTGAAAAAGTACTTCCGTTAAATTCTTCAGATTCATTGTTTACATTGGAGTCTGATCCACCACCACTTCCAGCAAAAACTAAACCAGCGGTTTGAGTTCCAGCGCTCATTAATCCTCTTCTTGCTGTCCCTAGACTTCCTGTTGCTGTCCAAGCAGAGCCGTCATATTTAAAAGCGCTTGTAGTAGAAGGTTGTGCTGATGTATTAGATCCACCTGCACTTACTCCAGCAGTTAAAGTTCCAAAACCTGTGTTTCTGTAAACTACCGATGGTAAAGCAGCTCCACTTGACCATGCTGCATTGGTTATTACATTTGTTGATTGATCAAATTCTGTAGTTGTATTAAATACAGGACCTGCTCCTGGACCTCCACCCATCATCATAGCAGAAGCAACTGTTCCTGCACCTCTAATAGAGTTTGTTGCAACAGCTAAACTAGGTAATGTAGACCAAGATGTACCATCATAATTTTCAACAGTAGTTTGAGCTGGAATACCACCACCTGCTGACATGGCATTTTCTGAAGGAGCTTGATTAGCAGATCCTCTACCATATTTACTAGTTGTTAAATTTCCACCAGTAGACATAGCGCTTCCATTCCATTCTTCTGTTAAATTCAATCTGTTTGATCCACCAAAAACAAGTCCAGCAGTGCTTGTCCCTGTAGAGGATATAGAATTACCGCCTGTTCCTAATGTTGCAGGACTTGTTGTCCAATTTGTTCCGTCATAAATTTGTATTGAAGTTGAGTTAGGAACTGGTGCTGAGTAACCACCAACATATAAAGCTGCTGTTTGTGTTCCAAATGTTGATCCATTTCTATAATTACCTGGGATGTCATTTTGTTCAGCCCAAGTAGTGCCATTATACTCTTCGACATTTGCTGCGTTAGCTGTTGTATAACCAGCTACACATAAAGCTGCAGTTTGTAATCCACATCCTGTTGTTTGTCTTCTTGCAGTGCCTAAAGTTCCTCCACTAGAAAAACCAGTTCCATCATATTCATCCGTAGCATTAGTGTTACCAGGATTTATATTACCACCAAAAATAGTGGCTGTGCTTTGAGTTCCTGCTGAACCCGCAGCATCTCTAGCTACTATCAATGGTGCAGAACTTCTCCAAGCAGAAGTAATAGCTAATGATTTTAGATTTCCTGAACTATTATTATACCAAACCTCACCTGTTCCTGGATCACCAGGATTCGTTGTTTGGCGTTTGATTAACACCCCTGTAAGTTCTTTGTATGTAGTCACAAAACTCCTTAATTATTTTTTAATAACCAACCTTGTGTTGCGTCTACATAAACTAAGGTGTTTCCTGCTCTCTCTGTTGATACAGTAAGATTTGCTGCAGTACCTTGAATTTTTTGACTGTTTCTTCCTACTGTCATGTTGTTTGTATCAAAAGTGCCTGCATAGTCTATAAACACAACTTCATCACCAATACTTGGTGAAGAAGGTAGCGTCATTGTTATAGCTGTTGAAGTAGTATCAATAAAATAGCCCTCTCCAGCTGCGGCTGCAAAATTTCCAGTTTTCACCGCTTGCCATGATGTTCCTCCAGACACTGCTGCAAAAGATAATACGCCTGATCCATTTGTTTTTAAAAACTCATCAGCATTACCATCTGTTGCAGGTAAAGTTAATGTTATATCACCTGCAAGTGTAGGTGCTTTTAACTGAACATAATTTGTTCCGTCATCAGTATCTTCTGTAAATCTTAAAGTACCAGCTTGTGTTGAATTACCTGAAATTTGCACGACTCCAGTTCCGTTAGGTGCTAATGGAATATTACCGTTTGAAACTGAAACTATTGAATTACCATTAACATCTAAATTTCCACCTAATTGTGGAGAAGTATCATCTACTACATCACCACCTGTTTGCACTTCAACTACGTTTGTACCATTAGAATAAACTATTTTAGTTGTTGTTGTAGACCAAGTAACACCAGACCCAGATGCTGTTTTAAAAGTAATATCTTGACCACCAGCTGTAGAATTTTTTAAAATATAATTCATCTCAGTGCCGTCAGGAATAGTTACAGTTGCTGCACTTCCTAATGAACCTGATGAAGTAAATTCAATAACTGCAGTGGCAACTTCTGAACCTGTGCCACCATTTGTAACTGTTAAAGTATTAGTACCTGCAGTAATTTGTTTTGAAATGTAACCACCAGATATTTGTTCTAATATTTCTAAATTTGTGTTTGTTTTATCACCCCATAGACCGGCTTGTTCACCAGTCACCATTTTTTCAATACCTAAATTTGTATATGTCGATGCCATCTTATAAACTCCTGTTTATGCTGCAATATCGGTCCAAGTTGTTTGTGAACCAGTATTTACCTCACTATAAGTCACAGTGCTACCAGTGTCAACACTTCCCCAAGCAATAGCACTTGCTAATCCTAGCCCTGAAGTAATACCTAAACCAGTAGGTTTTATCACAGCCGTTTGTTTTGTTGTAATACTACCTAAAGAAGATTGTATAGCAAAACCAGCTACATCTACCTTAGAAATTACTTCTACTGAACCTAAACCTGAAGAAATAGTAAATCCAGTAGGTCTGATAGTTATATCAGTAAATGCTTTAAATGTAGACCCAAAGCCAACATTTATTTGTTGACCACTTATACTTACATCCGCAGAACCCGGAGTAGTTGCAGGATTAATTGCTGATGTAATTTGTAAACCTGTTAAGGAAACAGACTCAAAATTTGTTACTATTGGAGATCCAAGACTTATGTTTACTTGTGGGTCATGAACATGAACGTAAGTATTATCAGCTTCAATATCTACAAGACCAAAGCCTGTAGTGATTGTATTTGTTATTTTTTGAGGAATAGCATTAGCTTTAACAGTAACACCACCAAGAGAAAGAGTAACCGGTAAACCAGCAGGTGCTACAGAGTATGCGACTCCCCATGCGAGGTTGCCCCAAGTTTTTCTACCCCAACCTACTTCTATATCATCTTCTACAACTGTAGTTCCAATAGATGAAGTTAATCCTTGTCCGGTTACAGGTACTGATACACCTAAACCATTTCTACCCCAATCACCTTGACCCCAAAGATTTCTACCCCAACCCTCAGAATTAAAAGCAATATTTTCTGCGTTGATGCTTCCACCAGTATTCCAACTGCCTTTTCCCCATGCAGCTCCTGTACCCCATGCAGACGCATTAGTAATGGCACGTAAACCAGTGACTGATACTGTAACGTTAGCCATTATGCTTTACCTCCTAAGCTAATCTGATTATTGCTAGTGTGTCAGTAAAGTTTGGAAATTGAATTGTAAAAGTCCCTGATGTTGATGTTTTATTAGAAACAAAATCTAAAACCGCTACAGATTTGTTTGCTTGTGATGTATTGTAAATTAATGCACCCATAGCTGTGATCGTAGCTGTTAAATAAGATAAATCTGCAAAATCTACTATCGCAGTAGTTCCTGATAATTTATGAGTTTGTCCTGTCAATACTTTACCACCTGATGAATAATCACCAGTTGAGTCAGTAACTTGACCTGCAGTTGTAAATGATGCAAGTGATGGTCCAATAACTGAACTATCTGTATAAAGTGCTAATTTAAATTTATTACCACCTGATGCATCAAAATTATGAGTTCCACTTAAAAGTTGATTTTTAAATGAACTTGTAATTGCGCTTGTTGTTATAGCCATAATATTCTCCTGTTTTATGGTGACGGTGAATCTATTTTGATTCTTATCGCACCATTGAAATAATCATCTCTTCGTCTTCTT